TCCTATGAAGCCTCCTAAGAGACAAACAACGAAGAAGGCACAAACACCCGTCAAGAAGAAGCAGACGCCAAAGAAGAGCAACGCAGGCAGGAAGTCAGCCTATGATGAGCTAGAGATAGCTGACAAACTGGAGTTAATCGAGGCATGGGCAAGGGATGGGAAAACAGACGAGGAGATATACAAAAGCCTTAAGGTGAGTCATGACACTTTCTACAAGTGGAAGAGGGAAAAGCCTGAATTTGCTGACGCATTAAAAAGCGGCAAGGAAATTACTGACTACAGGGTAGAAAAGTCACTGTATAAGCGCGCTGTAGGTTACAGCTACATAGAAGAGCACAGAGAGTTAGTCAGGGCTAAGGACACAGCAGGGGACTTCATCGTTATAGTGGACGAATACGGAAATAAGCGCTACCTAGAAGAGTTAAAAGTGATTAAGTCCGTTAAAAAAGAGGTATCCCCAGACACGGCAGCAGCTTTTATATGGCTAAAGAATCGAAAGCCAACCATGTGGAAGGACCGCCAAGAAAATTTGCCGCCTGCTAGCGGTGTGCCAGTGTTTATTGATGACATCGGGGACGAGTAAGTGCCAAAAATTACGGGGAGTTTATTTTGTGAACACCTAGAAAGGAGTAAAAAATGGGCGAGAGGAAAATGAGTGAGCTATATTTACCCGCTTTTCATGATTTCTACAGGGAAAGCCGCAAGATGAAGAAGCTATTTTATGTGCTAAAGGGCGGGCGTAACAGTTCAAAAAGTACACACATAGCAATTGACCTAGTGAAGGATATGTGCAAATACCCTATTGATGCCTTATGCGTCCGAAAAGTCGGTAATACCTTGCAGGATTCCGTATATGAGCAGATCAAGTGGGCAATCGACTTTCTGGAGCTAGGGCATCTATTCCATTGCAACATATCCCCGCTGCGGATTACGTACCTCCCTAGGGGGAATAAGATCATATTTCGGGGAGCGGACAAGCCCGAGCGTATTAAGTCCATCAAGTCCAGTAAATTCCCTATAGCCCGCCTATGGTGCGAGGAAATAGCAGAATTTAAGACTGAGGACGACATTAAAACGATAGTCAATTCCATTATCCGCGCAGAGCTGCCCGAGGGAATAGCCTATAAGGTGTATTACAGCTACAACCCGCCGAAGCGTAAACAATCATGGGTTAACAAAAAGTTCGAGTCTGTCATGATACCGGATAACACCTATGTACACCATTCCACCTATAAGGATAACCCGCATGTGTCAAAAGCATTCCTAGAAGAGGCGGAAACGGTCCGCACCTCTGGAGCGATTAACAAAGACACGGGCAATTCTTTAAAATATGACTGGGATTACGGCGGTAAACCGATAGGGGCAGGCGTAGTACCTTTCAGCAACCTTGTATTCCGCAGGATTGGAGGACCGGAGGACCCAGACGTTATAGCAGGGCTAGCCCCAGATGAAATAAGCAACTTTGATAACATCCGTCAGGGGTTAGACTGGGGGTATGGTACGGACCCGCTAGCATTTGTCAGGATGCACTACGACAAGACCCGTAGGCGCTTATATATCTTTGATGAATATTATGCGGTTAAGACCAGTAACAGAGAAATTGCGGAATGGATCAAGAAGAAGAAGTATGATGATTTTGAAATCGTTGCAGATAGCGCAGAGCCGAAGAGTATAGATGACCTGAGAGAATTAGGCATCAAGCGGATTAGAGGCGCTAAGAAGCCCGCAGGCTCAGTGGAACACGGCGAAAAATGGCTAGATGACCTAGAGGAAATTGTCATAGACCCTAAGCGCACGCCTAATGTAGCTAAGGAATTCGAGGACATAGACTATCAGGTAGACGCTCAGGGGAACATACGCAACAAGCTAGAGGATAAGGACAACCATACCATTGATTCCGTCCGGTACGGCTGCGAGGACGAAATGAGAAGCAATAACAAGCTGCGGGGCGCTAATGGGTTTATGTAGTTAATATCTAACGTTAGAAATGAGGAGGTGAGAACATGAAAAAAGCTAATCTAGCTCTATGGATTGCGACATTATTAATTAGTGCTGCTAACTTTGCTTTAGTCCTTAACAATTACCTAAACAAATAAGAGGAGCTAACGGGATGCCTATTAGACATGTAAAATGTCCATATCCCGCCTGTACCCACTCAGGCGAAGTGCTCACTAACAATCATTGCGAGACATCCCACGGCATGAGCAGAAACGAATTAGTGAAGCGGTACGGCAGCGCTGAGAAATTGCGCGTAGATGACAGGGAGACAGCAAAAAACCGGAGTATGCAGAAGGATAGTAAGTTCAACCCCTCCTACTCCAGTCTGACGCCCAGAGCTAGGCAGGCAAGGGAGCAGAAGCGCACTCTAACGTTAGAGAAACCCAATAACTCCTCCCAGTACAGAAAGGGCGGCATATGAAACGACTATTAGTATTTATGGCGTTACATTTTATCGCTGCTGCCCTTCGGAGGAAACGCAAACAAGGCTAAGGGGTTCTGAATTCCCTTAACCTAGCAACCCTACGCCTATTCAACCGTACCGGAAGCGATTTACCCAAGACATAGCGCACTAGAGCAGCGCTGCCCGTTGTTTGTGCATATGTACCTTGCAAGGATATTACCATTATCCCCGCTTGACCGGATTCTATACATAGGAGGAATACAAAGAATGTTTGAAAAGTTCGCGGATAAGATCGACGCAGTTCTAAAGTCTAATGGCGGTATTCCTACCGCTGAAATCGTAAAGGAGCTCATTAAGGAGCACCAACCGCTAGGAACTAAAATGCTCAGCGACTACGAGCGATACAAGGCAAGTAAAGAGGGCGTGCCAATCTTTACCCGCACATTCCCTGTAACAGCCGATAAAATTAATAACATGTTAGGGAATGACTTCTTCTCGGAAATCGTAGACACCAAGGTAGGCTACATGTTCGGGATTCCGGTCATTAATCAGATTGATAAAAGTATGGTAGGGGCTACCCAGTACGATGAGTTAGCAACCGAGATTAAGCGATTTAAGAAGGTAAGCAGTGTAGACGATATGAACGCAGAAACCTGTAAATTGTCTGCAATCTGCGGGTATGACGCCAATCTAGCCTATATTGACAAAGAGGGTATAGAGCGCGTGGTAAGGGTGGACCCGTGGGAGTCCATTATCGTTAGCCGCAAGGAATACACGGAACCGGATTACGCTATTCGCTATTACAAGACATGGGAAGATAAGATGCAAGCTGACTTCTATACGGCTGACATGAAATATGTCTTTGTTTCTGGGACTGATTCGGAAAGCGGTCTAACGTTAGATATGAGCCGCAGCAAGAAACATAGATTCGATTATTGCCCTATGTGGGGAATCCCGAATAACGCAGAGCTGCAAGGGGACGCGGACAAGGTGCTGAGCCTTATAGATGCTTATAATCGCACAATGTCGGACGTAAACAGCGAAATCGAGCAGTTTCGTTTGGCCTATCTCTTATTCATCGGGTATGAACCGGATGAAAAGGCAATCGCAGCAATGAAAAAGACTGGAGCCCTGTACATACCACGCGCAGAAAATGGCGAGGATATTAAGTTCTTAACCAAGGACATGAACGCCACAGCTATAGATTCCCATCTAGACAGGCTAGAAAGAAATATTACCCGATTCGCTAAGCATGTTAATTTTGGGGATGCTTTCGGCGGCGGTACGGTGACGGGTCCTGCAATGAAGTACAAGCTATTCATGCTAGAAACGAAAGCAAAATACTATGAGCGTAAACATGATGCAGCAACCCTCTATATGTTCAAGGTCGTTTCATCGGCATGGGCTAAAAAGGCTATGGTACTTGACTGGACCATTCTGGAGAACAAATACACCCGTAACATTCCGGTCAACGTCCTAGACGAAGCGCAAAGCGCAACAGCTCTTAAAGCCGCAGGACTTTCGCAACGCACTATACTGGGTCAAATGTCGTTTATCGAGGATGTAGACGCAGAGCTAGAGGAAATTGAGCGAGAAAAGGCGCTCATAGGGTCCATTGATCTAGATAACCCATCCGGAGGTAACGAGGACGAAGAGCAGGACACAAACAACGAGGAGTAGGTTAAATGGATAAATGGGAAGAGGTCACGAAACGCCTTGACCGCTCATTTGCCCAGAGGCTAAAGGGGACGGATAGAGACATTGCCCGTCAATTTGCCTTGACCCTTAACCGCATTCGGGCGCTCATGTCGGAGCTCTACGAGAAGTACGAAACCAACGGAGTTTTAACATATGCAGAGATGGCTAAATTTGACCGCCTGACAAAGTTTATGGCTGAGGTTAATAGTCTACTATCTTTCAACTATCGAGAGCTCTACAAGACCATATACACAGTCCTGGGGTGGACATATGCCGAGACATGGGACCTTACAGCGTGGGCAATTGAGACAGAAGGAAAAGTAAAACTATCCTATGGAGCTGCTAGCGCCGAGCAGATAGCCCTAATGCTTGCCAATCCAGTGGCAGGGCTAACCCTAAAGGATTCACTAGAGAAAGCCCGCCAGAACATCATATGGACGATTCAGCAGCAAGTAACACAGGGGTTAGCTGCGGGGGAATCGTATAAGACCATGATGGAGCGCCTAAAGCCTGCCCTAGATAACGATGCAACCAAAGCCATGAGGGTTGTCAGAACAGAGGGTCACAGGGTCCAAGAGGGCGCAAAGATTGAGGCAGCACAAAAGGCAGACGGTCAGGGCGTCAGAATGCTTAAAACGTGGAGGACTTCCAAGGATCAGCGGGTAAGACACACTAATAAAGCCAATCACCGCAAGTTGGAGGGTAAAACTATCCCAGTAGACGAGGATTTCATAGGATTGTCGGGACGAGGAAAAGCCCCTTCACACATGCATTCTGCCGCCGAGGATATTAATTGTCGATGTTTTTTACAATATACAGTTGATAGAGTAGAAAAACCGACATATAATGACATGGAGCAGTTAAGTTTTGACAAGTGGCGTGAAGAGCGCCGCTAACATGAGGGATTTACAGGGATAAACACGTATTCCCTTTGTCGATTCATGACGAATTGTGTATATGTGGGTAGAATTGTGGATAACTCAGACGAGAGGGGAAACACGAGAACATGAAAACGATTGAGCAGTTAAAGGCAGATTTAGCGGCGGGTACTATCACGCTTGCAGAATTCAAAACGCAAGCAAAAGCGGTACTAGCTGCGGACTTGGCATCTAAGGCA